ACTTCCATCTGATAAGTCATATCCGCTAAAAACTACATTAAAATCATGTTGTATTGTACCATTCCAAGAAGTTGTTCTTGTTACACTTAATCCTGACTGTACTGTCGACTGTTGTGGGCTTAGTAAAAATTTATCAGATTCAATATCGATCATTAATTCTTCAAATGCTCTAAACGAAGTTATATTATACGGAGCATCATCATCATCTGTAATGACATCTAAATTTGCAACAAGTTGTCCTATACTATTAGGAATAGTACCTGTTTGATGCACTCTAGCATTAATCATATCGGTATATAAGCTATTCATATCACTTGCTTGTACTAATGTGTTAGTTAAAACAGAAGAACTTTGTAAAAGTTGTCCATAACCTTCATTATTTGCACCTGAACCTAAAATTGTTGCAGCTCTTGCTTGTAAATTATTATATCTTGCTGCTGTAACTAAATCATTAACGGCCATAAACGTTTCCTTATACTTTTAATACACACTCTACTAGTTTTTCGCCTTCATTATCATTAGATTCTAATGCAATACCCACTAACGCATTTGTTGCTGTTGTTCTGCATATACCATTATTCCAAGCATAGACCGCTTGTCCTTTTTTAACAGGACCATTTACCCTTACTGGAAGGCGTCCTTTAAGGCCGATGTACTGCCCGTCTGCTTCACTGTTCATCATATATGCAGGATCAGTTGATACTACGCCGATGCAAAAGTCGCTTGCACCTGCTGGAGCAACTTCATGCCCGTCATGCACACCTACTGCAACTGCTGTACCTGCTGGTAATTCTTCTGCTGTGCTATATTTTTCTGCTAAGTCGGCATATCTAGCCGATGTTGCAGTACCTTGAAACAGATTTGCATATATATCGCCTTGAGCGTCTCTTACTGCTACACTGTTCGGTGTAGAGGCTGTAGATCCCGCAGCTAAATTTGCATCCGAATTATCATATTTTAGATTTTGAGCATTTAATGCCATTCCGTTAAATTGTGTTGCATATACTGTTTGCCATTTTCTAGTGCCAGATCCTAAAATATAAGCATTATCAACACCTGGTGTTATACCTAATTGTGTTCCGCTTACTGTTCCGATACTAACTACATCTGTTAATGCTCCGAGATTGTCATTTGTTTTTATAGAAATTTTTGTTGAGGCTCCGGTATCATGTTGTAATATTCCATGATTTAAAGTAGGACCAGCTAATCTATCAACATAAATTTTAAAGTCTTCGCTATATACTCCGGATGAGCCGCCTATCGATAACCCAGCATCAACAAACTTACTTCTTACATTAAACTCTGGATTAATTTTAGATACAAAATTATCTGACGAAATTCCGCCTAAATTATCAGCATTAGATGCTGTGCCGTAAAATCTATGATTTGAGCTTGTTATACCGTTAGATCCAAGCATAGTATTAACTAATGTAATACCTTGTTTTATTCTATCAAATCCTGTTATAGGATTTGCTGGACCTATATCAAATTCGTCAGCACTTATAACTTGAACTACTTCATCATTTACATACGCTAATATAACAGAGTGTGGATTACTTGCTGTGTCAAGTAGGGTAGCACTTAACATAGTTGTAACACCTTCGCCTGCATTTTGCGGACCTATTAATATAAATCGTGTACCGTTATATACATACAATTGTTCATTTAAAGTATCCCACCAAAAATCACCAGTTGCTAATCCTGTAGGTTCAGTATCTGATGTTTCAGAACCTCCTGTTGTACGCCATTTATTTCCATCATAAAACTTTAATTTAGTTGCATTACTATCGTACCATCCTTGACCGCTTACTGCTCTTGGTGGTGGATTGGCGCCGCTGAAGTTTTCTAGCAAAAACAAAAAGTTTTCATTTTGAATTTCACCGTATCCTGCATAATTTTTACCTATAAATTTTAGATCAGTTGTTGTATCAATTGTACCATCTTCTACAACAGCTAAAATAGTATTGTTGTATCTATCAATTTGATATGCCATTTAGTTCTACCCTTCGACTGTATTATATTATTTATCGTATTTTTGTTATTAAGGCCAACCAGGCGCTAATGTGTAATCTGTATACACATCACTGCTAAATTGCCACGTATTTCCTACTACTGTAAACTTTTTCAATCCTCTAGATATGCTAACTGCAACGTTTCCTGTAGCAGGGAAGAAGTTAATATCTTGTACAACTGATTCGTTTTGTGTACCATTTGAGTCAACAGCAACAAACGACACATTTTTTACAGAATCAATGTCAATATTTGTTGCAGTAGAACCTGCAAGGTTTTGTGTAACTACAAAGGCTTCTGTACCTTCTTCTCTTAATCTGTATTCTGCTATTTGTGGTTGGCCAGGAACGTATACCGGATATACACTCGATATAATATATCCGATTTGATTATCTGTTAATCCTGTAGTATCTAGTGTTAGCGATAAACGCTCGCTTCTATTTTGTATATCAACATAATTTTTTGTAGCAACATCTTGAAGTTCTGTTGGCTCAGCTAATCCTGTCATTCTTTGATTGTTAACAGTAATTTCGCCAGTTGATGTAATGTTTAGCGGTGAACTTGTAGTAATAGTTGCTGCATTTAAATTAATATTGTCGACATTTAAATATTGAAGTGTACCTATTCTTACAAGACCTTCAGCATATAAAACGCTGTTATCTATACTGTCTGCAGAAATCTTATTAACTCCGTTAATTTTATAAGATCGACCTTGAACTATGTCAAAATTAACATTACTTGTCCATGCATTGTTTGCTCTATTCCATAAAATAGACTTTTCAACTCCGCTTGCTCTTAATATTACTCCACCGCCGTCAACGAATTGGTCATCTAAAAGTGTGCTATCTTCAGTAATACCTAATTCTATATTAATATCTTGTACTTTTAGCACGTTTACATCTACTGAAGTAGATTCTCCTCTTACAGTAAGATTTCCTTCTATAATAACATCTGTAGAAACTCCTACTGGAGTATTTGGTGCACCGATATGTAACATTGCTTCAGGAGCACCATTGAAAATACCTACTCTAGCTTCGCTAGAATCAATATATAAAGCATCAGTAGATACAGTGTCATATGCTGTACCTTTAACTCTGATAGAATAATCGTGATCTGTAAGTTGGTTTTCAGTAATATATGTAGTGCCTACAATTTTTTGCACATTGTTAAGATCAGCACCGATAATAATACCACCATTATTTCTAATAGTTAGTGTGCCTGATGTTTCACCAGCAGCGTCATTTGGAAGAAACTGGTTTGCTGTTAGCACGTCACCAGCTTCGTTAATAAGTGCTTCTGACGAAGTTGCTGTTCCTCTAAACTTAAAGTTGGTAGTATCTAATACATTTACACCTTTTCGAATTGTTCCTGTTGGATTAGATGCTGTTACAAGTTCAGCAATTCTTTCCTCAGGTGTCGGAGTAAAATCTATATTACTTGTTACAGAAACTAAGTTACCTGCAACAAATGTTTTTGCAACAGGTCTTGCTCTACTTTGAACATCTTTAATAGAATCAATTTGAAATCCACTAACACCTTGTAAGGAACTGTACGCTGGTCCTATAAGAACTAAATTAGACCCGTCATAGAAATAAATCTGCCTTGTTTCTGAATTAATCCATAGGTCGCCAGCAACCATTTGTGGTCTGGTTGGCGTTACAAATGGTCCTCCACTTACTTTCCATTCTTCTCCATTAAATATTTGTAGTCGTTTACCAGTTACATCCCACCATAACTGTCCCTCTAAAGGATTACTAGGAGGTGCAGTGTTTGAAAAGTTCTCTAAAACTTTTATAAAGTTTTCATTTATAAATTCTCCAAATCCTTCATAGTTTCGACCAACTAATACAAGATTAGTTGACGAAGTATCAATTTGTCCATCAATTAAATCTGTAAGTAGCGATCCGTTTGTTTTATTAAGTTTGTAACTCATATTAGTTTCCAGTATAGATAATATAATTTAATGCCAAGTAAGGATTCATAATGTCCATAGGCGTACCTAAATTTTGTGTAGTTTTGATGCCGCCGCTTGAGGGTAAAGCTTGACCAGCTTGTGACCCTGTAGGTGCATCATATTGAATAGCTTGAGTATCTAATGGAGCACCAGTATTGTCTCTAATTGCATAGTATTGTGAACCTGCATCGCCTCTAAGATCGTGTTCGTGTTCAGGTAAATTAGAAACATCAATTGTAGCTTTTTCATTACCTAAGTTGTTGCCTACTGCTGTAGCACCACTACTAGTAACTCTGCCTGCGGCACTATCATTCATATTATCTAAACCTAAAGGAAATCTACCTCTCATATCAGGTAATGCAAATAAGTTAACTCCGCCGTCATCTAAGAAGTCTGGATCTAAGAACGAATATCCTATTTTTTGGAATAGTGCAGTAAACTCTGATTTTAAAACCTGTCTTCCATCACAAAGCAACCATCCATTTGGTTCTTCGGCGCCGCCAAATGGCAAAATAATGCCAATCGGTAAAGTAGGTAATCCACTTAAAAAATTAAGTCTATTTACTTTATAAATGCCTTGATCTGATCCGTAATTTTTATTTACTAAAACTTCTAATCTATCATCAGTAGTAAATAATTCTTCTTTTGTAGATATAAATCCATCTGCAACTGTAGTAACAAATGTTTTTGTATTTTCTCCTGATTTACCATCAAAGGAAAAACTTGATGCACTTACATCGCCTTCCATTCTAAAAGTTGTAGCAGTAGTTAATCTCTCTGACGATCCAGATCTACCTGATACAGTTCCGTCTAAGTTTCCTTGGAATTGACCAAAAAATGTGTTAGCATAAATTTGATCAAATCTATTAATATTTGTACCTATATTAAATACACCGTTTTCACTCGGTGAAATATTACCTGAAGAAAGTACACCTTTAACTATTGCATCACCGTTAACATATATATTTCTACTTACACCAATTCCGCCTAATGTAGTAATAGACCCTTCGTCTTCTGCAAGACTGTTTTCGCTATTCCTAACAATTATCCTACCTAATGTAGTGTCTGTTGACGAAGGACTTAATTGTATATTACCTATGACATCTAACGCTTGATCAGGATCTAAATTATTGATACCT